CTTGTGTGGGAAGTGAGAACCTCAAAAGGGTTCACATTGATGGAGTTATCGAAGAAATCCGGAATCGGAAAATCTACGATAAACAACATCGAAAATGGTAAGGTGTCACCGACATTGTTTCAACTTGAAATGATAGCGATTGCATTAGGCGTGAACATCACCGACCTGTTTGAATCCGAATACAAATAATTGTACCATAATGCAGCGGGATTCCGGCAGCAGGAGGAACGATTTCCATGATTATGGAAATCAACCTCGATATTTCCACAATCATGGAAATATATGATACAATGCAATTCGGAAAGGGGGTGGTGTCTCCCTTGAATTACAAAGAGGCTATTGTCGAAATAGTCGGAAAGATACACAGCGAACGCATCCTCAAGAGGATATACAAATTCGTGTTGTATCTCTACACCCATGAGACTGGCAGTTGAAAGACTGTCAGTCTTTTTTTGATGCAAATAAATCTATGATTCTTTGAAATGCTGCGATGTCCTCGTCGCTTGCCTCAAGTAGTGCCTTGAAAAGATTCTTGCGGGCATCGTCCTCACCTACCATGATGCGGTCAATTCTTTCGATGAAATCATCGTCAGTATCAACAAACATCTCACCGTCACCAGTAGTCAACCATATATAATCAACATTAAATTCACGGCAGATTGATTTGATAACCTGTTCGGTGATATTACGACCGCCACTCTCTAATAGAGAAATAGAACTCCCTTTCATTCCGATTCGTTCTGCGAAAGCATCTTGAGACAATTTCAAAGTTTTTCTCAATAATTTCAATCTTTCATTCATGAGTTATTCACCTCCTGTGAGACGAATATAACACAAAAACTTTGCAGAGTAAAGAAAAATAATAAAAAAGAGTTGACAATCTTTGCACAGTAAAGTATTATGATTGCAGAGCAAAGAAAACAGGAGGTACAAAACAATGACACGACAGGACTTAGTAAACAAATCAATAGACAAATTAAACACAGTAAAAGAGGCTCTTGAGTTGATAGAAATTCTCGAATATGACGAATGCATCGCAGTTTTGACAGGAACAAAGAATCTCCCATCTGAAATACATAGTGCGTTAATGAGGAGAGGAAAAGAGGCAAACGGAGGAAAGACAACTCTTGCGTTGGCAATGGCAGGAATACAGAACATAGTGAACGAATAAAAGCCGAAACGGGGCAGCAGTCGCCCCGTCAGTGTCCGGACGGCAACCGACACTCTGACGATGGCAAGCCGAAAGGCATCGGGCAGCGATACCGTGGGAAACATGGCAGCGGTCGCACCTGCTACAAAGTGCGTGGATGGTAAACAGGTTTTTCTTGATTTTTTAAGGTGAAAAATCAAAACACGGTGTACATTGCCGGAAAAGAGGTGGACGGGATGAAAAGACCGAGAGAACCACCAACAGGAGGAAACAAGATGAATATAGGACGAATATTGCCGACAGAGGAAAAAGAGAGGTCTCCAGAATGCAAAATATGTCTATGTGACCGCATACAATCCGGATGCGGAAATCAGATGGCATCATCACATTGTCATGGATGGGGCGTTAGACATGGAGACGGTTGAATCCTGTTGGAAACAGTCAAGCGGGAATCGAGAGAGAACCGTGAGGAGATGAAAACATTGAGAGAGCGTGTTGTCATAGTGGAACAGTCACTCAAGAGTTATCACAAGAGACTGGACGGAGAACAACATTCCGACCGATAACAGGAGGGCAGGGAACAGGCAAGAATCAACCTCACAGAAAAGAGGCAATACATGAGAATGACAGAACAGGAACGACGCATCAGAATCCGGCATCTGAAAAGAATGTACCGGATAAGGGAGCGAAAAGAGAGACATGACAAAAAGGTGTCCGGTCTGTTCATGAAACGTGTTGTATTCACTTTGATTCTTGCAGCATTTATCTTTACAGTCGTGATGATATTTGTGTTTTTGCGGATGGGTTCAGAACCGTCGACACTGATTGAGAATGTATTCCGTTTTCTATAAATTGGTATAGTAGACCGTGGAAATGCGTTCTCCGTCACCCGAACGCAAAAGTGAGAGCGATGATTGCGAGCATGGCAAAGGCAGCAGCAGTCAATAATAAAATCGGATATTGTCAGTCTCACAGGGGTACATTTTGGACGAATCTTGCAGATTCAAATTTCGACCCTGCACAGATTACAGTTGCATGTGAGGCAGACTGTTCATCCGGTGTCGCTGCAATCGTAAAGGGTGCAGGTTACAGACTGGGGATTGACGCACTGAAAAAGGTGAGTACGGCATGTTATACCGGAAACCTGCGAGCAGCACTCAAGGCAGCAGGATTCGAGGTACTGACAGAAAACAAATATCTGACATCGGATGCGTACTTGCTTGCGGGAGATATTCTGTTGAATGATGGTGCTCACACAGCAACAAACCTCACAGACGGTGCAAAGTCATCCGGAGCGGGAGCATCCAACACAACACCAGTCAAGAGCAACACAAAGGTTGATGTTGCATACGGATTCGACAAGAGCCTTGCAGGAACATACAAGGTGACTGCATCCGGATTGAATCTCCGTGCGGGAGCAGGAACAGGAAAGTCAATCCTTGCGGTGATGGAAAACGGTGAGAAAGTCCAGTGCTATGGATATTATAACGACTGCAACGGTGTGAAATGGTTGTATGTGGTTTATAAGAATATCGTCGGTTATGCATCAAGTAAATATTTGAGCAAATAGGAGGGATAATCATGTTATACTATTTAGGCAAAGGAACGGAGTTCAAAAAAGAGGACTGCAAAGAGTACAAGAAACTTGATGCAGCACTCAAGGCAGCAGCAAAGGACGAGAGCCTCGTCGTTTGGGATGAAACCGGAAAGGTCATCGGTTCACTCACGGATGATATTCCGGAGGGAGCGTTGCAGACAAATCCGGACGGCAGTGTCAACACATACGATGCGGACGGAAACAAGACCGGAACAGTAGACGCAGAGACGCTCAAGGAAATGACAACGGTCAATGACGATGTGAGCAAACTTGCAACCGGAGACAATGAGCAGGGAACACCGCAGGAGAACGCAGAGGATGACGAAAACGCCTCAAACGAGGATAAGGCGACAAATCCACCAACCGAACAGGAAAACGGCGAAAATGGGGCGAATACAGAGCCGGACAAGGCAACAGAGGAACAGCAGGAGGACAAGGTCATCATTCCGCAGGGAAAAATGAGGGTGACAGTCATTTGCGACGGTTCACTCAATATCAGACGTTCGGCAGCGTGGGGCAATGACAACATCTGCGGTCGTGCTATCAGAGGACAGTCATATTATGTGAAAGAGATTCATGTTGTAGACGGAAAGAAGATGGTCAGAACAATCGGCGACCTTTACCTCTCCGGAGAATCCGAGCATGTACAGTTCGAGCAGTTATAAAAAATAAGGACATAAAAAAGAGGACGACACCCATTTCCGGATGTCGTCCTTGTGTTATAATGAATTTATGAATGTGCTTGAAGTTTGGCAATCAATGCATCCTGCAAAACTTTTGAATAATTGATACCGTAATTTTCACATGCAGTATTAAGCCACGCAGGAATGCTCAAAGTTTTCTTGACTGCCTTGTCATTGTATGCACGGGCGTATTCGTCAAGGTTGACACAAATCAAATTGACAAGTGCTGCGTCCTCGTCTTTTTCGACTGCATCAATAGGAGTTGGAGCGGGGAGAACCTCACCATCACGCAAAGATGTGAACAAATACTGACCGCAAGCCTCTTGAGCCATTGCGAAAGCATCCGCAAGATTATCCCCGTATGTTGCTAAATCATTGAGGTCGGGGAATATAACAGAATATTTTCCGTCGTCCTCCGGATAAAAAACAGCAGGATAAATATAATTCATGATAACGCTCCTTTCTTTTAATGGGTGGCAGGTCTCATTTGAGACCCGCCTGTTTGAGTATGGAGTTGACAACCCTTTGAGGAATGTCGCCCCGATGATTTGGGATTGTAACTTTTCCCGTTTTGGTTGGATGCTTGTATTGATGATGTGAACCTCTCACATCTACCAGTTCCCAACCGTCATTGAGGACTATTTTTTCAATTTCTCGAAATCTCATTTGTATTGTTTCCTCCTTACAAGTATATAATAACACGTATAATACGTAATGTCAATAGAAAA